TTTGAATTTGAGCCATGACTTAGTATATCAAGGCTTTGTGGGCCAAACTACATTATGCGGAAACCCTGCCTGAGAGGGAACATCGCGGAGAGCCTGACGGTAGGCCGTCCATTGAATCTTGGCGGTATTGTCCAGCGGCGTGTCGTTAAGCTGGGTCCAATCGCACTCAGTTAGCTTGGTATTACGCTCAGAGCGGACTTGCTTAGCCTTCTGGCTATCAATCTCGGCCTGCTCTTCAGGGGTGTACGAACGCCAAATCTTAGTCTCTACCACCTCACTAGGAAGAATGGCAAATATAGAGCCAACAAACTTCTCCTGAACATCACCTTCCACAAGGCGTACTGGAAGCCAACCAAGCTCTCGAAGCCCATCATCATCCATCTGGTCAAGGCCAGAGATATTACGCCATGAACGGGGAAGTCCACGGGGGCCATCGGCAATAACGCCGTTTTCAACGAAGCAGTAGTTCATGGGAATAGTTTAGGCTCTTAATTTCTTCAAAAGGGTGGGTCCAATCGCCATACTTCTGTTGGCGAAACAACCGCATAGAGTTGTAATAGGGCGTTTTATTGCCGGGTTCGGCATACAGATAATACCCCATAATTGGGATGACAACCCAAGTGGGAACCCCCATAGCCGCAGAAAGATGGCTTACGGACGTGCAGGAGCTAATTACTAGGTCGCAGGAGCTAACTGCCTTGTGGGTGTCATGCCATGTCTGAAGGGGAACATCCTGCACCCAGCTAGGCTTAAACTCTAGGTCGGCATCCCGCTGGAGGGAGATGAACTCTACGTCGTCGCGTTTGACGGCATCAAAAAACAACTGGGCTGGGAACAGCTTGTGATGTTGGGCCTCAAAGGTCTTGTTGCCAGACCAGCGCAAACCTATCCGAAGCTTCTTATTGGGAACAGTAAAGTCGGTGTGGATGTATGCGTCTCCTTGGATGGATCTACGGTTTAGCCCGAGGTACATAGGGCTAGACATTCCAGACATCCAATAGTCGTGGAATACCCCATATTCCGCGCCATGCTGCACTACGGCATCAGCCAGTTCCGTAGAGGCGATAAATGGCACTAGCTCACCAGAGCAGCTAACGATAGGACTGTAACCGTTTGACCGCAGATTGCGGGTGTAGCGTAGCTGGTGAAGCTGATCTCCCAAGCCGCCCTCTAGCTGAAGCAGGATGGTGTGGCCGCTGCTACCATTCCACTCAGGCTGCGGACTTTTCGGTTGACTATTGCCAAATACACCTACCTTGCGTCCACGATGAAGGAGCTTGTAGCCCTCTTCAATGTTGCCATCACGCAGTTCGTACCAGCCACGGTTGTAGGCTGCGCGGTGGTCATTGGAACGCTCTGCCTTGAGTTTTTCAGCAATGCGCTTGCCTTCCTCAAAGTTGCCCATTGTAGAGGCTGCAAGCTGTAGATCAAGATCGTCTAAAGGAACAATAGTGCGCGGCTTTGGGAGCCAAAACTCAGGCTGGCAAAATTGCCCGTAGTGGTAGCCGAGAATATCCTTTGCCGATTCATTGTGCTGCCTAGCCAGCTTGGGCTTAATGTCGTGTAGGCCAGCTACGCCATGAATTCCCTCGTCGTCCTCCTTGACGGTAGAGCCGTCAATGCGCTCTAGATCGTACTCAAACGGATCAAGACCAAGGAAGTTATGGATGCGTTTGAGCTGAGTTCGCGGATCAGCTAAAAGGTCTTCGTATTCTACGAATAGGAAGCACTCTGGGTCGGCTTGATAGCCAGCCTGCAAGACCTGATAGGACGATTTTAGGTGCGCCGTAAGTCCTGACTGCTGGATGAAGTCGTCTAGGTTTTCTGGCTTTGCTACGCGGACGAACGATGCCATGCAGTCTGGCACGCTACGAACGGTGGCGATGATACGCGGTTTGTGGCCTAGCACTTGAGCCATTGCAGATACAACTACTGGGAGCGGCCAATTGCGTGCCTTATCAATCACAACGGGCTTCGACGTGATCTCGTCGTAGTACCCGTGAATCAAGCCACGCATTGCGTTGGCTAGTTTCTTCCGGTCGCGGTCGTTCTTTTCTAGCAGCGGCTCGCGGTGCCACGTTGTTGCCAACGCATCAAGCGCAGCACCAAGACCAGAGGTAGTTGAAACGTGCGTTTGCGGATTCTGGTTAAGAATTGCCGCAAGTACCGTTGATCCAGAACGCGGCAGGCCAGACAAGAAGTGCAGCTTCTTGGTCAAGTTGTTGTTCACTTAGTCTTTGTAACAATCTCTGCCTTTAAGTAAAGATTTTTGCCTACTCCTCTGTAGTGGCGATGGTGTGTGAGTACCCACACGCTATGTTTTTCCAAGTCGTTAATGCACCAACTTGAACAGGAGACGAACGATTGGTTGTAGTTCCTATACCTAGTTGGCCTTGGATGTTACTTCCCCAACCCCATAATGTTCCGTCAGTTTTAGTGGCTATAATGTTTGCATCTCCACTTTGAACTTTGTTCCATGTTGTTAATGCACCAACTTGAACAGGAGACGAACGACTGGTTACATCTTCAAGGCCAAGTTGGCCGAAGTTGTTACGCCCCCAAGCCCACAACGTGCCGTCCGTTTGGGTGGCTATTGTGTGGTAGCGACCACACGCAACTTTGTCCCATGTTGTTAACGAACCAACTTGAAGTGGTGATGAATAGTCTGCTGTGGTTCCTCGGCCAAGTTGACCATAGTTGTTACGTCCCCAAGCCCACAAAGTTCCGTCTGTCTTAGTGGCTATGGTATGAAGGCGACCACACGCAACTTTACTCCAAGTAGTTAACGCTCCAACCTGTACAGGAGATGAACGATCGGTTACATCTCCTAGGCCGAGTTGACCTAAGCTGTTAAACCCCCAAGCCCACAATGTCCCATCGGTTTTAGTGGCTATTGTGTGACTAAAGCCACCCGCAACGTTGTTCCACGTTGTTAACGCTCCAACTTGTACAGGAGATGAACGATCGGTTACATCTCCTAGGCCGAGTTGACCGAAGTTGTTAAGCCCCCAAATCCACAACGTCCTATCCGTTTTAATCGCTATGCTGTGGAGCCTGCCGGACGCAACTTTGTCCCATGTTGTTAATGCACCGACTTGTACTGGTGATGAACGGCTGGTTGTGTCGTCAAGGCCAAGTTGACCAAGTCCGTTATATCCCCAAGCATACAGGTCATACTCTTTCTCACCAGCGCCACCAGCACCCATCGCAAGTTTGATAACGTTAGGATCCATAGATATTAGTTAACGTAGTCTACAAGTGCAGCACCGCGCCAGCGTGTGCCACCATCGTCAGTTACAAAGATAAAGATGTGGGTTTTGCCCGTGGTCAGAGTTGGGGCCGTATCCTTGGGCCACTTCACAGCGGTCGGCCAAGTCACGGTGCCTGACGTGTGCGTCAGTTCAAGAGCGAACGCATAAGAGCGAGAGGCCGGAGCGTTTGAAAACGTGAACGTGCTGTTTGCGTTGATCGTCTTGGTGAAGTAGTTACCAGCCGAGCAATCAATGTCGAGTGCGGCGACAGCTACAATATTCTGACCATAGTTGCCAGACAGGTCAAACTTGGTGGCCGGGGAGGTTTGTCCAAGTCCAAAACGACCATTGGACTCAATACGAAAGACTTCTACACCACCCTCCGTAAAGGCCATGTTGTCAGCCGCCGGGAAGAAGATGCCCGTGTTGGTATCTCCCGTAGTGGTGATAGCTGGGGCCGAAACGGTGCCAGCAGAGACGGTGGTAACACCCGTAGCCTCAAGGGTCGTAAACTTACCAGCCGCAGGAGCAGTACCGCCGATTGCAGGAGGCGAGGCGAGGTAGGTAGAAAAACCCGTACCACTCACCGTGCTAGACGCAGAAAGCGTTGTAAACGCGCCCGTGTTAGCGGTGGTCGCGCCTACGGTTCCATTGATGTTGATAGAGGCCGTTCCCGTGAGATTGGTAACCGTTCCCGAGCTAGGAGTACCCAAAGCACCACCATTAACCACAAACGCGCCAGCCGTGCCTGTATTGACCCCTAGAGCGGTGACAACGCCAGTACCCGTAGTGATGGTGGATGGCGCGGCTCCAGCACCGCCGCCAACAACAATGGCATTGGACGCCAATGCGCTGGACGAGGCTAGGGTGCCGCTTGCCGTAAAGGCCAAAACACCGCCAGACGTGCCAGAGGTTAGGCCCGTGCCGCCATTGGCTACCGCCAACGTACCAGCAAGGGTGATGGTTCCGCTGCTGGTAATCGGATTGCCAGAAACCGTTAGGCCCGTAGTGCCACCAGAGAAATCAACACTAGTTACCGTACCCTTATATTGATCGGCAGACGAAATCGTAAAGTTGGGGTAGGTTCCCGTGATGGTGGTGGTGCCGCCCTGCGTTAGAACCACTGTCTGATCTGGCGCAGAATTGGTAATCGTGAAGTTGGGATAAGTCCCAGAAGTCGAGATGCCCGTGCTCGCCGTAAGAACCACCGTTTGGTCTGGAGCCGTGTTGGTTACGGTAATGCTGCCCGTGGAAGTAATTGGCCCACCAGACACGCTAATGCCCGTACCAGCCGTGAGATCAACACTCGTTACGGTGCCAGCACCGTTCGTAGTCCACTCGACATCCGTTGCCCCAGAGTTAAGGCTTAGCACCTTATTTGCATTACCCGTATAAGAGGGCAGCAAATTAACTCGCGCATCGGCGGCAGTAGTAGCTCCGGTGCCACCTTGATTGACGGCTACGGTGCCACTAATTGCCGTAGACACCGGAGTGTCCAACAACAGCGTCTTGAAGATGTCCATTATTAGAGGTAGTTGAGTTCCTGCGCCTCAATTACAGCATCAGTAGAAGCTTCGCGGATTGCGCGGGCTTTAAGGGCCATAGTGCGCGTCCAGTAGGCCGAGCTATTGGCTGGCATACGGAACCCCTTGGTAGCCGTAGGATCGGTGGTTCCATCAAAGGTAACACGAATATCCGCTCCCGTCACCTGTACCAGAAGATGTTCCGTATCGGTAGCCAGCGTCCAATCAAGGAAAGCTACAGCCGATGAGCTAACTGTGCGCTGCTTGTGCGTCGTGCCATTTTGCGGAATAGCCTGCGACGGGGTATTGACGATGCGTGCGTTAGGCATGGCTTAGACGGAGAAGGGGGTTGCCTGTACGGCGGCATCACTCGCGCCTGCGCGGATGAACTTAGCCAGTCGCGCCGTTTCCTTGTTCCAAAGGAAGGGCTGCACACCAGCCTTGAACAGATGGCCGTTCGTGGATGACGGATTGCTACCGTCAAACGTCACCATCACGTCGTTCGTCTGCACATCGACCAAAATGTACTTGGTCTTGGAAGAGGTCCAATTCGCATCAAGCGAAACGACTGCGGTGCTAACCGTCAGACGCTGATCGGCTTCGCCAGTCGGCTGGGGGTAGAGATTGACTACGAGTGAGTTATTCATGTTTAGCGGAACTGGCGTGAGGTGTAGGTAGAGATGCGGCGGAACAGGTTGTTCATATTACGCTGCTGGCTGGCCTTAGTAAGTTCGGTGT